CATCTCCGTCAAAATTACCTAGTGCAACAATTCCAAATACATTAGAAGGAAAAGATCCTTGTACTCCACTAACTAAAGTTTTATTCTCTACTCCATAGGTTACTGTTGCAGCTCCTGTATTAGAACTACCAAGAATTTCTCCGATACCCAAAGTACCGGAAAAATCTATATCTTTCAATATAACCGAACCAGAAGAGGCTTCAGTTACTTGATCTCCTCCTATTTGGTCTGTATAATCTAACCAAGTAGATTTAAGAGATTGATCTCCTACAACAGTAGCAGATATAGACCCTGTTATTATATTACCTAAATCTCTAATCTGAGTTTGATAAACTGCATCTTCTAACGCTCTTAAGTCTGTAGGAGAGCCGCTAATTACACTCCATCCAGAGGAAGTTCCGTTAGCATTATCAACTACACTAGAGTCAAAATCACTATCTGCTTTGGCAAAAGCCAATCCTCCAGTATTTGAGTCGGCAAAACTTGGAAAGTTTGTTTCTCCATCATTTGCATTTGTAACACCAGTAACAGCTGCAGTGCCAGGAGAGTCTTCGTTATAAGCTCTATAAACATTAGTAAAAGCTTGCGCAATAGACGTAAAAGTAGATGCTACAATTGTTTCACTAAATATACCTGATGTATCTTTTGTTCTAGCTAAATATGTATATTGCCCAAACTGATCAATATCTACAACAACTCTGTTTGTTCGAGCGTCAACGATAGCGACTTCATCAGATCGAGGCCATAAGTCTAATAAGTTTGCTTGATCTGTAGCTACTTGTCCTGAGACTCTTCTTATCTGAACTTCCATCAGATCAAGGTCAATATTATCACCTGTTACAGGGTCAATTTGATATTTCCAAACAAAGACGAGAGTATCACCAGCCTGTCCAGCAGCAAAGTTTAGTACGTTTAGGGGCGGAGCAAGCTTTCCTATAATTTCTTGTGTTTTAGCAACTGTAGAGCCTCTAATATTTTTATTTAAAGGGGTAACCCTAGCCGTAACACTATTAGGGTTAGTATTTAACCCTTTTTCTATATTATCTATTTTAAACCTGATTTTACCATCAGAATCTACACCAGCAGCCGAAACTTTTACAGTGTTGAATGATGTTAAGTCTCCTGTAGCAGTTCCAGTTATTTTGTATGAAATTTCATAATCAGTAACTTCTTGTCCTTCAATATGGTCAAATACAATAATAGCTCTAACAGCTACACCAATTGTAGAGTCTTTGTAAATTTCTTCTGAAATATTTAAGTTAGAAACAGCTTTGATAGGAATATTTCTTACAACAACTTCTTTTTGTACAAACTCACTGCGCCTACCAAACTTATTAACATTTCTAGCCCTTACTGCGTGAACACCTGGTTCTGCTCTGTGTATGTATCTAGCATTAGTGCCCCTATCAAATTCTAAAGGAGTAAACCGATCTAGAGGAACGTTTAATCTATAAACTGCGTTATTAGCTAAATTTAATAGACCGGGGAATCTTGTATGATCATAGTCAAGAGTAAAAGTTTTTGCTCCAACATTTAAGTTCCCTACAGTTCCAATAGGATTTGGAGTAATATTAATCGCATAAGCCTGGGACACGTTAGCTTTAATATTGTCATCTAAAGTAACTCTAAATATACCATTAGCAGTTAGATAAGCATTATAAGAAGGTGCTCCAAGATCAAAAGTAGTATCTGAAATTCCATAAGTATTACCTACATTCCAAGTAACATTATCTCCTCTTTCGATAATAGGAGGAGTATAAACATTTGCTGTGACTCTAACATCAACATTAGCTTCTGCTGTAGGTAAAGAGGATAAGGAAATACTAACCTGAGAATTAGCTAAATTGTCTAATCCTTTTTCTAGAGTGAAGTTTGTTGTTACTTCATTATTTAAAAATACATCTACAAACCCTGAATGCCTAACTGAAATACCAAGAGGTTGTTTGAAGGTATGAGTTTCAAATAAGTTAGTAGTTGTAGCTACATTTGTTCTGACTACCTCTAAATAATTACCAGTTACATAAAGAGTGTTATTAGCAAAAAATCTATGATCAACTACCTGGGGTACGTTTATGAAAAAAGGAGGATCAGGAAGTAAACTTATTAATTGTGAAGCGCCTGAATGATCATTATCAATTTTTATTGTGTGAGCAGACTTATCAAATGCAACTACGTTAGCACTGTATCTTGCTAATCTAGTATCTGATCCTATAAAACCAAGTAACCCTGCAGCGTCTCCAGAGCCTCCTTGAACTTTTTGATTTATAGGTAAGGAAATTCTATCATTACCTTTTAGTCCTCCAAAATCAAAGGTATTATTTACGTCTAAAACATGTATATCGGAACCAAAATTCTTATCAATTAACCCTCCAAAACCAGATACGGATAAAGAAATATTACCATTTGCTTTATCAGGGGCTTCATCTATTTTAGAATACCCATCAACTAACAAACGAGTAGTTGCAAATTCAAAAGAATAGCCATTTTTACCGTAAATTATACAAGTCTCTCCTTCTGTTACATCAGCAATATCGTCTAAATTCATTTCTACAATATCTCTAGAGGCTTGAGGACTAGAGTTAGAAATTAATTTAAGTGAAGTAATAGGTCTAGATCTAGAAAACTCGGTCTTAAATTCATTTGAATACCCACTTCTGTCTGTTACAGAGTTGATTTCAATATCTGAATATACTGATCCATCTAAATCTCTTTTTGGAATCGCACGAAGAGTAAATTGAGGAGCCGGAGGTTTTTTAAGAGGATCAAATAAGTCACCAAATAATAAAGGCTTATAATCTATTAAAGTATCAGAATCAACATATACATTACTTACATATTCTTGTGCTTCTAGAGTAACTCTTTCATCTACGAGTCTTTGAACATTAATTATTCTAAATAGTTTATCTGTTAAAGATGTGTAAATATTGGTTGTATCTGATATTTCTCCAAGCGCCCAAAGATCGAATCTTTTAGGTAAGTGATGAGTACCATAGCTACCGAAACTTGTAAAAGATTTAGTAGGATGATCATATTTTGCTAGAACATTTACCTCTACTATCTCGGTGCCTCCAGCAACATTAGCGGTATTGCTTAAAGAATAGTTGGTATTACTAATTAAATATGTATCTACTAATCCAGATGAGGCACTAGCTATTCTTAAAGCCAAAGGACTAGTATTAGAGGTAAAAACTGCTGCGGTAACTGCAGGAGAGGTTATATGTTCTAATTTTAGAGTAGTATTAGATTCTTCTGCATTTTCAAACATTATACCTCCGTATCCCCAAGCTACACTTGTAACTCTTTGAGATACAGAAATCAAGTCTCCAGGCTTAAGCTCAGAGGCTTCAGTAGAAGTGTCAAACTCAATACGCCTTCTAGAATATTTCCTATCTGCAATCATATATTGCCCAAGCCTTATAGCTTGGCTTTTACGAGTTACCCCATCAAATCTTAAATCTAAAACGTTTTCTATACCGTTTCTTTCTGAAAGGGCCTTTGCATCGTCAATTCTAACTACTTCTTGTCTATAGTGGTTAGTAGCGTCAGTAAAAGAGATATCAACACCAGTTAAAAGCTGTTCCTCGTCTATACCACTAATACTCATGCTGTCTTCTTTAATATTTGCTTCATTAAAGATAGCAACGGGCATATCATCTGGTTTATCTTGGAATAGGTAAAGTTTTCCTGCCTTATAGTAAAGCATAGCTCTAAAACTAAGAGTAATTATATTTATAACATCTATAATTTGTTTTTTATCTGTTATAAGACCATCAAATATAAATCTACGTTCTTTAATAGAAGTTCCTGCAGGAAGACCTGCTAGAGTTTCTTCTACTGTGGCTTTAGTAGTCCTAGGCTTATATCTGTAAGTACCGTCTGCTTGAGCATCTACTCCTATAAAAGTACCAGATGTAACATCACATGCATCATTATAAACAGCTGAATCATAAAAAGAATATTTATCAATGTGATCTTCTGGTATTCCTAATCCATAAGTTTTGTTAGTTAACAAGTCATAAACGTGCCAAGCAGGGTTTTGGGTCCAAGAATATACAAAAGTTCCGTCCCATAAACCGTCATAAATTACAGGAGCTTCCGCTGTTTGTAAAGAAGTTCCTGATTTTTGAAGATAATATCCAAACCCTCCTCTATCAACATTAGAAACCTCTACCTGTCTCCAGTCAATCTCACCGTTTTCTAAAATAGGCTGGTTATAGTTTGAAGGTACTTTTGTTATTAGACCTTTTACTATTTGTGTGATAGCAGGCATAGCACCTTTGTGCTCTGCAAAAGCTTTAATGGCATAACCAATAGTAGCTGTTCTAGTATAAGCAATGGGTTCTTCTACTACTTCAGTCCAACCCTGTACAGAAACTGCCTCTTGTGTTTTAGAAGAGTCATCATCTGCTGATGTTTTTTCTACAGTAAATCTATAACCTTCATCTGATATTTTATCACTAGGAACAGCAAGATATAAATCAAAAGAGAACGCTTGATTAGTTTTACCAGAAATTGTTCTTTCTGCAGAAGCTATCACTTCAGTTCCTGCTCTATTATACAAGGTACCTTTTACTGTGACAGAGGCTCCTTTTATGTTTCCATCACCATCTTGTTTTTGTAGCCCAGAAACGGTAAAATATAGTTTAATAGCTGTAAGAGCTACAGGAGAAGTATTTTGTTTATCTACAGCAGATCTTGGAACTCCTTCTACATTACCTTTTTTAAGATCAACAGCCCCAGAAAATCTTTGAGGAATCATTGTAAAGTCCCCAAAGAGAGGAAGAACTTGTTGCCCAGTTGTTCCAGTGTTTGATATTACGAAAAACTTTTCATCATCAACAACCCCGTTTACTAAGAGATCATCAATTAAACCTTCATTAAACTCAATGTCTTGAGGACCGTTTGGATTAATTTTATATACAGGACCTTCTCCAAGACCTTGAGTTATAAATAAAATATCAGTAGAAAAAAGAGAATTAGGATCTTCAGAACCTCCACCACCTTTTTTACCTCCGCCACCGCCGTTGTGGACTTTAATACCATTAGCAATATAAGAATGGAAGTGAGAAACTTTAAAGTTATAAACTTCATCAGTTCTTAAAAATTCAATAGAAAGTATTTCAGATAACTCATTGTTATCCGTTACTAAATTATCACCAACTTCAAAATCTCTTAATTCTTGAAAGGTTCCATCTTCTTTTAATACCCAGTGGTTAGGAGTTATATCTAAGTAACCATATTCATGAGTTACTCTATATATCTCATCTGTAGGATGATAAAATGTTTCTGTTACAGAAGATAAAACTAAAGCTCCTACTTCGTCATACGCCCATACCTTATCTCCAACTTCAACTTCTGAAATTGGCTTTTTATAAGTATCAAAGTCAATAAGAGTATCAGCGGAAAAGCAGCCTCCGCCACCACCGCCGCCTTCAATTAAAGGAACTTGTTTATCATCTATATAAATAATTGTCATTTAATACATTATCCTGTTGTAGTAATTTCTTCTATATTACTATAAATTACATCCCTAGCAAAGATAACATCACTTTCTCCGTGCTGAAGGGTTTCAACATGCCCACTTAACATTTGACCAGACACTCTTGGTCTTCCATATATTAGCGGAATACCACTATTTGGATCTGTGGTATTCTCCATTGCGTCAAACATATCATTATTTCTTCTTTGTTCAGAAGAGTTAGATTGTTCTGCTCCTGATTTAGGAGTGGGCTGCATTAACTGCATCATTCCACTCAGAGCTAACTGTATACCCATTTTTAGTACTGTAGACTTTTTTAGTCCGACACCAGCTGCGATAGGACCTGCAAAAGCTATGATTACAACAGCAGCAACAATCATTAAAATAGGTAATAACTTTCTACCGCCTCCACCAATTAAAGGACAAAGAGTTAATTCTAATCCTTCTTCTTTTATACCAAATTCAAACTCTTTTTTTGTAACTAATTCTCCATCAGGCTTAACATATACTAAATTTTCTTTGTGTAAGTTTTTGGTAGCGATATGAAACATATATCTACGCATTTTAGGGAATAGTACTGCTATAGCATCTTTTAGATCAGAGATACTAGAAACATTAAAACTGTGTCTTGCAACCCCAGTAAACTCCTGAAGAGCAGGATGAAAATTTAAAGTTATGAGCATACACTTTCCTCCGTAAATTTTTTAAACTGTAAGAACTCTCTATCATTTAACCAGTATTCATAAAAAGTACCATTTAAATTACCTACTACAAATTTATATTGACGGTATACAGCAGAATATTTATCTTCTTCACTTGGAAGCTCGTCGTGATGTAAAGGATGGCTATGAAAAATACCCCAACAATTATCCGCATACTTAAGAAGTTCTGTAGGGTCTAAAATAAAACTTTCTTTGGGAGAAGAGCTAATATTTTTACAAGGAATATATGAAAAGTCTTTAGTAATAATACCACAACATTCATGCTCTGGCTCTACTTTCATATGAGTAGTAAAAGCTTCTATTAATTTGGCATACCTATCCATCTATGAATCCCCATCGTAT